ATTGAGATTGCCGGTCGCGGCGTTGCTGCCGCTCTTTTCCAGCGTGGAGTTGATTCCTGTGGCTAAATCCTGATCGTGAGTATCGTGTCGCGCTGCCAGAATCTTGGTTCCGGCATCACGATCCTGCGCCCACAGAGTTGCCCCAGTATGAACGCCGTTGGTTCTCGTAAAAGCTCCGCCACTCCACGGCATTATTCAGTCTCCTCTTTACCTAGACCCTAACAGCGCCCTGGACAGCATTTCCTTCGCGCCTTCTGGGATATTCAGTTGCCCAATGTTTGCCGATAAAACTGGGACCGCTTGCTGCATTGCTCTACCGCCTACATCTATTAAATTTCTACCAAGATAAACTCCTAGTGGGCTGTAGGCGCTGGCTCCACCAAGAGCGCCCGAAGCAAGAGTTCCCAGGTCCAGTAACCCCCCACCTACTGCGCCACCCGATGCCGCGATGCTAGCTATGTTCGCTACTACGTTCCTCGGTGCTGTCCCTGTTTGTCCTACTGTTTGGCCTATAACATCTTGAGCTTGTTGGCCTGTTTCTTGCAGCCGCGCTTCGCCCCTAGAAAACTGAGATTTTCTTTTCGTTGGATCACCCGTTCGAACCGCCCCTAAAAGTTGGCCCGGAGTGAAATGTCCCGCATCCTTCACTGAAGCTATGGACGCCTTTCGCAAAATTTCAAACGTTCCATAAGCCTGATCAACATTGTTTAAGCCTTTAGCAAGCGCTGCCGTGTTTTGCTTACCTAATTGCACATCAAAAACACTAAGGATATCTTGTAAGGACTCCCCAAGTCTATTCTGCTTGTCGTCTGTGCCTCGTTTTAAGTCTCGCACGGCTTTGCGTAACTTTGAGTGGGCATCTTTTAACGCATTGCCTGCCAGTTTTCCGCCGTTATCTTTTAGTTTATTAAAAATAAACTCATCCGAAGCATCCATTATATCTTCACTGATATCTTTTCTAGCTGCGTTTGCTACTTTCAAAACGGCATCATAAAAAGGCAAATCGTCCGTTAAGCTCATCTTGTCCAAAACATCATCGTAGGCTTTGTCTACCGCATCTTGGCCGAATCTGATTAACTCCCTACCCTCTTTGCCTTTTGGCGCGACAACTTTGATAGGCGCTAAAGCCTCGTCAAATACAGCCCTGTTGAAGCCAACCTTGGAACGCTCGAAAGCGGCTGTAATTGCGTCTCCTATAAACGGAACAGTTCCCGCTATTTTTTCTTCCGTAGATGCTAATGCTCGTCCTATGAGGCCAGAACCGCGTACAGCTTGCCCCGGCGTCAGGGGCACTCCGCGCTTAACCAAACCTTTGGCTACTTCTGTTACACGAGGCACAAATTTACTGATAGCGCCGCCGCCAACAGCAGATATAGCCGCTGTTTGTGCCGCTGATTCCAATCTATTTTGGAGTCCACCCTCACCAACACCAGCGCCGTAAACTGCTCCCTGCGCTCCACTTGTCAGCGCTGCTTTAGCGACGGGGCTTTTCAGCACGGCTTTAGCGACAGGGCTTTTCATCCCGGACACCCCTGCCTTAACTTTAGAGACTAATTGCCCTATACGCCCGGCAGTGGCCGCTTGCCCCGCACCGGGAATAAATTGTGCGGCTATCATCGGAATAACCGAGCCCGCTATTTCTGCTCCGAGCGCAGCCGCTGGTTCTCGCTCACGATAGCCGTCTATCGCTTTTCTGACTTCTGCTACTACATCCGCATAGTCAGCATCGGCGTCCAACGCGGCTCGCACCGTTGCTTCTATTTCATCGGCAAATCCAAACGTCAGACCTTGTGCCCCTGCACGGGCTAAATCAACGAATGTATTTTGACCTGACGGCGGGGCCTTTAAAACATCAGGATTGCCTATTTCAAGCGCTTCAAGAGCTGCCTCTACTTCAGCGGTTAAAGCCATCTGTTTGCCCTCATTGTGCTTTTAATTGGACGATGCGGGCAGCGATCGCCCTACCTTCATCGTCCGTAAGTCTCTTTGCACCGCCCCGTAATCTTTGATACGCCGCAAGCTGTGGGAGAGAATTTATTTCTGCTATCATCCCAACGCCAATAACAGCATCTTGATTTTTGTAGTCATTTTGAAACTGGCGAAAACTTGTATATTTTTTTCCACGAAACTTTTTGCCTTTGGTTCCTCCGAAAGTGTCAAAAGCGTCAAAGTATTCATTGGCTAACTCTGCTAGTTCTTGCGCCCGTATCCCTGCTCTTTTTTGGAACAAGAGAATCATCTGGTTTGCTGTCGGAGTATTGCCAAAATTAGCAGTGGCTTCGGCGGAAAATAAAAGCTCACGATCTGAAAGAGCGCCCTTTATTAGTTGCGTTCTTTTCAAAACCATTTGATTCAACCCAGATCGCAAAGTTTCTTGATCTACAATTTTGTCAATATCAATACCAAGCTCTTTTGGATCAAATCCAAAGGCGTTGCCGATACCAGCAATAGCACTTTTAAAGTTCAGAAGGGGTTCAACACCTTTACCAGTAAAGTTTGATTTCCCTGCTACTTCACCGCGCGCATAGATATCAAGTATCTGTTCAATAATAGCTAGATTTTCCGTAGCATCGTTTGCGGCGCTTTCTAAGTTTTCTAGAATTTTTCCACGCCCTTTACCAACAGTTTGACTTTCTGATCGTTGCCCGGATAGGTTGAGGTTTGTCGTAGGTTTCGGAGCAAATTTCATATCCACTACGTTATCGAATACATCAATTGTTTCGTAGCCGATAATTTTACCTGCTTCGTTGGTTTTTGCCCTTATCCTATTCAAAGCTGATACATCTGCGGGTAAATTTTGGATAGCCGCATCATATTCTTGCTGCTGATCTGGCGTTAATCCACCCACTGCCGCTTCTTTGTTTTGCAAAGTACGCACGGTTCGTAGGGCCGATTGCTGTCTTATTGTTAAGTCCTGCGCGGCTATAGTTCGCTTGGACAGTTCTATCTGCAACGGATCAGCCCCAGCATCCGCCATCATTTCTGGAGTCATTGTCTCCAGACCAGCGTACTTTTGCCCCGCTTGAGCAACCGTCGGGGTGCTAGGAAATACCGCTTGTTTCACACGGCTCAGAATCCCTGTGGGTTGTGCCGCAGCCGGAGCGGTTGCAGCCGGAATTTTCCCGCCCATCAGAATTCGTGATACTGCGGCCTGGGCCGCTTTTTGCTCGTTTTCCAACCTTTGCGCGTCAGCACCCGCTTTCCCTGCCGAATAACCTTGGAAAAGATTTGATAAAAAATCCAAGTTAGGCGGTGTATACGGATTAGGGCCTAGACCGGGTTTCTTACCCAGCACATTTGCTAACAAATCTTTTCTGTATGTACGCTGCCGCGCAATGGCTGGATTAACAGTAAAAGCCATATTATCCTCTATTAGCTAAATAGGCTGGGATTACCTAAAGCCGCTCCGCCTATTGACCCTATCAAATTACGATTTGATTGCGCGTTCTGAGCAGCGCCTTGGAATCTAGCAAGCCTGTCAGCCTGCTGTGCTGCCGCTATAGCCCCAAGATCGACCGGCGGCGGCGCTGCTACCCCAGCCAATGCCCCTGGACCCTGTGCCGCTGCCTGACTGAACGGTGTCGAACCTGTCAGCAACGCCGAAAGTTCCGTCATCGGCTGCTGCCGTTCTCGCAGCCTTTCCGCGATAGCACGATCTCTGGCTTGTTGGGCCAGAGCATACTGATCTCTGCCTTCGGCGATCTGCTGCTGTCGCTGGGACTGGGCGACATCATACTGCGTGCCTAATTCTTGTAGCTCCTGTCCGCGCCCGGAAAGTATGTTGCCGAGTATATTTTGCTGAAGAGATTGACCCTGGAATACCGATTGGCTCGCCAGATCAGCTAGCTGGTCGCCCTTCTGTTGGCGAAATATCTCCATCTCACGGTTATAGGCGTCTGATCCTTCGGGTATTCCGCTGGTGATTAACTGAGTTCGCAACGAGGTTTCTGCTCGATCAAACTGAGGGTTCAGCCTGTTGGTGGCCCGATTGTAGAAATTATCTGCTGCGCTAGTCGTATAAGCGTCCAGGTCAGAATATCCCGGTATCTGATATGATGCGCCTGCGGTTGAGTAGCTCGGCTGGGCGGCGAAACCGCCATAATCGAACGCCGTCGGCTCCGCTGGTATACCAGCAGTGCTGAATGGGTTTTGGTCTATTTGCCCAAGGCGCTGTGTGGCCAACCCCTGCAATCCGCCCTGTATGTTGGCCTCTTGAGCGCGAAGACCCTCATATTCTGGCGCAAGCGTATAAGTTCCAAGATATTCATCTGGCCCAGTCTCTCGGAATGTAGTCGTGCTGTAGGGCGTTACCAGATCAGGCCGCGATAACGCCGTTTGCAGCCGCATAGATTTCTCATCAAGCGCTGACTGGTCGCGGCTTATCTGCCCATAATTTACTGGCGGAGGCGGCTTCGGGCTGCTGAACATGTCCCTAATGAAGCCCATATCGCAACTCCTTTCTTAGCAAAACGGCTGTTCTCTTATACTCAGTCAACTCTCTCTCCCAGCCGGGTCGCCCTATTATCTCGATGAAACGAAAGTTCCGAGCCTTCGCGAAGTCACAGATTTCTTTTTCGATGTCTTTCAACTCTTGAAGGTTCCCACCGGCTAATCCAATTCTCAATGAATCTCCGTAAGCACAGGTGACAGCCGCCGATTCCAGACCCTCGAATAGAACATAATCGCCGTCGTGAATACCCCGATCTAGGTCTTCGCGGTCTATACCCTCAAATCCTTCGGTCGCCGGGATTAGCAACTCCCAAACGTGGTCGCTAATCATAGACCGACCCCAACTTCATAGCGCACATCCGTGGCGAGCCATCGCACAGACTGCTGGCTGGTGCTGGTTCTAACCCGTATTGCTGCGTTCCAGCCAATGTCCGCTACGCTAAACCATGCCTGTTGAGTCGTTATTGGACTTCCCCACGTTGCGGAATCCCACGTCGCTGTATCCCATGCCGATGCGATAGAGGAGGTCGTACTGGGGGTGAAAACAGTGGTTCCGTCTCGGTAGTCAGTGTCGAACCCAACGCTTATCTCTAGGTCCGCGTCGCTAGCCATGACAGGCCGAATCGCCGTATACCGCTTTGGGCCACCCCTGCCGCCGAAATAGATAAACGCTGTTTTAGCGACAGCCTCTATCGCGGCACCGGCATCGTCCGGTCCTGAGTCAGCTTTATGAACTTTAGTATCCCCGCCAAAATAAAGGTCACTATCGTATACCGCCCAGCAGTATGAGTTCTGATTGGTAAACCTTGCCCACGATCCTGTGTCTAGGTTGATGACATATTGAACAAAGTCACCGGACGTAGACGATGGAACATTCACGGCGGCGTATCCGCCCTTCGGGTAAACGATGCCCTCCCAGCCGAAGGTGGAACGGAAGCTAACTACAGAATCATTGTAGGTGTTGCTGATCTTGTCGCTCAAAGCCCTATTTGGGGCAGATTCCCCAGTTCCAAGAACCTGAGTCATGGGGAGCAGGCCGTTTTCTGTCACCAGATAACAGTCCGAGCCAGCGCGAAACATGCAGCGCCGCCCAATCGGACGGCCAACCGTGTAAACACCAACGAGCGACCACTTTGAGGCATCCGATGGGTCTGTCCCAGAGTACATGGCGATTTCGCCCTGGTCCGTGTAGAACAGAATATTGTCGTCTGGGCCAGACCCGCCATCACGGGTCCAAGTGCTGATCGCCATCAGCTTGCCGCCCTTGCTGAAGATGCTGCCGAGATTTACAGACGCGACAGTGCCAGCAATACTGTTAACCGGCAGATATCCATAAGTTAGGCTGTCTGTAAGAACTAAAAACAGCCGTTCCTTATAAACCTCTACGTTAATGACGTTTGCGGCTGTAATGCTGCTTAGTGTTGGCGTAGCCCAAGCCGATCCGTTCCAGTGCCTTGGCGCATCTTGACCATTACAAATCCAGAGAAACGACCCGCCGGATGTAGTCGTGTTTACCCATTGAAACTTCGCATTGGACAAGCTGGTGATAACAGCAGCGCCAACAGAGCCAGCGCTGGTTACGTTGTAGACATTAGCGCCGCTGGCAGCGAATAGCGTGCTTGCGGTTCCGCTGTTATAGACCATCAGGCTCTGTATCGTAGACGGCAAGCCAGTTACATGGTCGTCATATCCGTTACGAAACTGCACATGCGAACTTACTGGAAAGAAATTATCCAGCCGTATGGCGTCAGTTTCCGGCAGCAAATCAACAGAATCACGGGTATTCAGCCCCCCTATCGGAGCCGGGACCGTGTTGCTTTGTCCGGTCATGGAAAGTGGAGATCGAGCCATTATCTCAACCCATTTCCCTTGCTATTCTTTGTCTTTCTCGTCCGTATTGTACGTTCGCCAGAATCCGGGCAAGGATATCAGGAGGAATTGGACTGTATTCCTTTTCCTTCTCACCAGGGTTTTGGACCACTCCATCCGTGACGCTGAAGCTGTCGTCGTCAACATTAACGAACTCGTTTATCGGTGCTATATCTGGACCCGGATCAGCAGCAGATTGGCCCATCGTATCCACTTCAGGTGTCGGGGGGCCGAAGTCAGGGAATGGGCTATCAAAGTTGGAGAGTGCATCTCCTAACCCCCCTCCGAAATCAACTACCCCGTCTCGAACCGTGCCAGTAAGATCGCCAAACGCGTTTGTTACTGGGGAAAAGGCATTTGTTACTCCGGTTGAAACTTGGTTACCGATGCCTCTAACCCCCCTCAACGCGCTGCCAAGCGGACCTGGGTCATCTTCAAGGGAATCCCCGGCCCAACTCATCAGGCCCGGATATCCCGCTGTCATAAGACCCGCCAAAGGACTCATCGATCCTGTTAGACTTGCCATCGCTGCTGGGAAAAATCCCATATTGTATCCCGCCGGAACGGATACGTCTGACGCTGGATCGTTTATGCCATATCCACCGGACGCCGAGCGTCTGTTAACATCATAGGTTTGTTGTGCCGTAGCGCCCTGACCGGCTAACATCGCAGCAGGTGAAAAAATGCCAGTACCGTATTCGCTAATCGGTCGAGAGAATAAAGCCTCGTTTTCTTCTACCGTTCTGTTTCCATACTCAGGATCATTCACAAGTGCATTGAGATTCAATTCCGA